GACTTGAGGCCCGACCCGCCCGAGTCTTTGACTGAAGGCCAGGCCCAGATTTGGCGCGATACCGTCTTGAACGAGCCTTCGGACTGGTTCGGGACCAGCGCGTTGCAACACCTATTGGTCGATTATTGTCGACACCGCGAAACACTGGAAGTGCTTGCAGACCGAATCAGTCACGCCGAGCGCCAAATGGCAGACAACGTTGGGGATACTGCAGAATACCGCGGACTCCTCAAATTGCGCGACGTCGAGGCGAGAGCTGCGGCCAACTTGGCTGTGAAGCTTCGCTTGACCAACCAGAGTCGATATACCCCGAAAGCCGCCAAGACCGCTACCAAGAACGCGTCCAAGGGCGTGCGACCGTGGGAAGTGTAACAGAAACAACCAGCGACCGTTGCATCCGGTGGATCGAGGCCATGTGCGTCGTGCCCGAGGGCAAGCTTGTCGGACAGCCTGTGGTGTTGCGCGATTGGCAAAAGGCCGAGATTGCGAAAATATATGACAACCCTGCTGGCACTAGGCGGGCTATCGTCAGCTTCGGGCGGAAAAACGGCAAAACCGCCTTGGCATCTTTTTTGCTCTTGCTGCACCTTTGTGGCCCTATGATGCGCCGCAACAGCCAACTATATTCAGCGGCTCAGTCACGGGAGCAAGCGGCGATCCTGTTTGGCCTTGCTGCCAAGATCGTACGCATGAGCCCTGACCTCTCGGCTGTGATCACGGTTCGAGATACGAAAAAGGAACTGGTCTGTACAGAACTGGGCACAGTGTACCGCGCGCTGTCTGCGGAAGCCTCGACAGCGTACGGGCTGTCGCCAGTGTTCGTGGTGCATGATGAATTGGGGCAGGTCAAAGGGCCACGGTCTGAGTTGTATGACGCATTAGAAACAGCATCGGCAGCGCATGACAATCCGCTGTCAATTGTAATCTCGACGCAAGCGGCGACAGACGGTGACTTGCTGTCATTGCTGATTGATGACGCGCGCACCAAAGCGGACAAGCGCGTCGTGCTTTCGATGTATAGCGCGCCTGAGGACGCCGATCCGTTCAGCGAGCAAACGATCAAGCTGGCGAATCCAGCATATGGCGATTTTCAGAATGCCGATGAAGTGAAAGCGATGGCCGCCACCGCGAAACGGCTGCCAAGCGCAGAGGCAAGCTTTCGCAATCTGATCCTGAATCAACGGGTGGAAGCACGCAACCCGTTTGTGTCACGCAAGGTGTGGGATGCTAACGGCGCGAGTCGTGAACTTGATGGTTTAGTATACGGCGGGCTTGACCTGTCTACCGTCAATGACTTGACTGCGTTGGTCTTAGTTGACAGCAACTACGCAGTGCATTGTGAGTTCTGGCTGCCTGAACATGGCATTGCCGAAAAGTCGCAAAAGGACCGTGTGCCTTATGACGTATGGGCAGAGCAGGGCCACTTGATACTGACCCCAGGCAAGTCCATTGAGTATGAATGGGTGGCGCACCGCCTGCGTGAATTGTTTGATGATCACGACATCAAGGCGCTGGCATTTGACCGCTGGGGCATGAAACACCTGCAACCGTGGCTGATCAAGGCAGGGTTTAGTGAGCATGAGGTGGACAAGTTTGCACCATTTGGTCAGGGTCTTCGTGACATGTCACCAGCATTGCGTGAACTTGAAAGCGTGCTATTGAACGAAAAGATGGCGCATAACATGCACCCTGTCTTGCGTATGTGTGCCGCCAATGCAGTGGTTCAGCAAGACCCAGCAGGCAACCGCAAGCTGGCAAAGGACAAGTCAAGCGGTCGGATTGATGGCATGGTTGCGCTGGCAATGGCTGTTGGTGCAATGGCGAAGCTGTCGGATGAACCTGAAGTTGTTGACCTTGACGCTTTCTTAAATGACCCAATAATTGCGAGTTATTAAATGAGATCACTATTCAGACCGTGGACATGGTTCGGGCTTGGCTCAAGAAGTTTGAGCAGGCAGAAGGGTGTCCAGTTTATAGAGCCGACAGAGCGCACGGGTGAACAGCTTGAGCCTGTCACATTCGACACAGCCATGCAGTTGTCTGCGTTCTGGGCGGCTGCAAGACTGTGGGCTGAAACCATTGCCAGCTTGCCGATCAAGATTGAGCAGATGGTTGATGGCAACTGGACTCAAAGAGACAACACTGATCTCAACATTCTGCTGAACGGTCGGGTCAACCGTTACCAGAACAGGGTTGAGTTCTTTGAAACCTTCGTGCTGAACCATGTTGTGTTTGGCAATGCGTACGCTTTGAAGATCAAGTCAGGCGAGAGACTGGCTGGATTGACCTGCTTGAACAGCGGTCAGGTTGAGACTGAACTGCTGAAAGATGGCACGGTGGTCTACCACTACCACCATGATGGTGGCGTTGTCACCTATGCGTCAGAGAATATCTGGCACTGGAAGATGTTTGGCAATGGCATTGTTGGCCTTGCGCCATTGGCTTATGCTCGCAACGCTGTGTCTGTTGGCCTTGCTGGTGATCGCAGGATTGGGCAGGTGTTTAAGAACGCAGGCAAGCCATCGGGCGTTTTGACCATTGACGGTACGCTGAAAGACGAACAGCGCCAACTGGTGCGCCAACGGTTCAAGGATTTGACAGAGGGTGGCACAGACACGCTGATGGTGCTTGAAGCATCAATGAAGTTCCAGCCGATCAGCATGAACCCAACCGACATTCAGTTGCTCGATTCGAGACGCTTTCAGGTTGAAGATGTGGCGCGTTTCATGGATGTGCCCAGTGTATTGATCAACGATACAGCAGGCACGACAGCGTGGGGTTCTGGTATCTCAGAGATCATGCGTGGCTGGTACAAGCGGTCACTGCGCAACCGTGTCAATTCATTGGCTGAGTCGATGCGCCAAAACCTATTGCCTGATGGTGAAAGAGCGAGCATGCGTGTGGTGCATGACTTTGATGATGTGTTGCGCTTGGATAAGAAAGAGCGCATGGAGTCAAACCGTGCTGGCATTAACGCTGGCATCATCACGCCAAACGAAGCAAGACGGGATGAAGATTTGCCGCCAATGGAAGGCGGTGACATTTTGTACGCCAATGGTGCAATTGTGCCTTTGGCAGATCGTGATGCAGGAAGCATGACACCAAACGCCAGAATTGAAATGGCAGAGGAAGAATGATGCAGTACAAACAAATCAAACTTGACGTTGCAGAGATTGACTTTGACGATGATGACCGCATGATCAAAGGCTATGCGTCAATCTTTGGTGGCATTGATTCATACGGTGACACGGTTGCAATGGGTGCATACACTGACACCATCGCGGATCGTGAGCGCCCAGTGCGTATGCGCTGGAATCACTTTGGTCCAGTCATCGGCAAATGGACAAAGATGATGGAAGATGAGAAAGGTCTGTACGTTGAGGGTCAGCTTACCCCAGGCCATTCTGTTGCTGAGGATGTATATGCCAGCTTGAAGTTTGGCGCAGTTGATGGTTTGTCAATTGGCTACATCCCGAAAGAATATGAGGATGACAAAGAAACTGGCATCCGCACCCTGAAAGAGATTGAACTGATTGAGATCAGCGTGGTGGAAGAACCTGCTGACTTGGGTGCAAAAATTGATGAAGTGAAAGTAATCAGCGAGACAATCGCCCAGTGCGAGAATCTCAAAGATGCTGAGAACTGCCTGCGTGACGCTTGCGGACTCAGTCGGGCTGCTGCGACTGCCATTGTGTCGCAGATTAAGGCCTTGACTCAGAGCGACTCTGAGACTAAAGACGACACCAGTGATGGTGACACGGCAACCTTGAACTGGCGCTTATATCGGGCGCTGAAACTTAGAAACTAGCAAAGGAGATCACCGATGAGTGAGATCAAAACTGAAGAACTCATCGCTGCTGTCGAGAAGTCTTTGGACTCAGCGATTGAGAAATACGAAGGGCAGGTCAATGAAAGCAAGTCTGCCGCCAACGAAGTGCGTGATGAAGTCAAGTCATTGGCTGAAGAGCACAAAAGCCTGATCCAAAAATCAGACGAGTTGGCTGCCAAGTTTGCTGACTTTGAAACTGCGTCACTTGCCAAAATGTCTGCTGGCTCAGAAGTTCACAAGAGCATTGGTCAGGCGGCTGTTGACAGTGAAGCGTTCAAGTCTTTCATGGCTGGCAACACCAAGTCTGCACGCATTGAAGTCAAAAACACCATCTTGGGCGAAAGCGGTTCACCGCAAGACCCAGACCGTGTGCTTGTACCATATGACCGTTTGCCTGGTATTGTCCCAGGGCCATTCCGTCAGCACACCATTTTGGACTTTATCCCAACTGGTGCAACATCTTCAAACAGCATGGAATACACCCGTGAAATCCCAGCCGAAGATTCACCGCCTGGGTTCACCAACAATGCTGCTGAAGTTGCTGAGGGCGGTTCTAAGCCACAATCAGACGTGCTGTTTGAGTTGGTCAATGATCCAGTTCGCACCATTGCACACTGGTTGAAGTTGTCACGCCAAGTGCTTGACGATGCACCTGCGCTTGAGT